CCTGCAACTGTTTTTCGTCCATAAATTAACCTGTTTATGATGTCGGGTTGAACATATCAAAATCAGGCAATTACACAAATTTATGTACAGGCTCCTGCGTAATGCAGGCCATTTTTTATACCTAACGATTTTTATCACTGACCCTCTTGATTTACCCAAACCAATTCATTGATGCGGAAACCATTTTTCATAGCGATATCCAGATATTTATCACGAATATCCTGTGGTATTTCGCTGGTTCGCGACAGGATCCACAGATAGTCTCGACTCTGACCACTCACCAATGCATATTTGTAATCATCATCAATAGCAATTACGTTATATCCAGCATAAAATGGACCAAAGAAAGAAACCTTTAACGCTGCAATGTTCTTAGGCCCAACAAATAGGGCTTTCCCTTCACTTTCTTTCCATTCCGATATAGAAGGGTCGTAGCTCCGGTTTACTACTCGAATGGTTCCATTACTTTTCAGACTGTATTCGGCAGTGACGTGATTGAGACCTCGCTCAAAATAATAATCCATACGCGCTATTTCATACCATTTGCCAAGATAGCGGCTGACATCAAAATTATTGACGGGTTGTATGCCCTTCGGTGGCGTTGGTGATTTACAGGCAACCAGTGCAGCCATTACGGCCAATCCTGTCGCTATATGCCATATTTTCATAACTGCTCTCGGTGTTTTTAATCAGTCTATAAAATATAGAAGAAAATGGCAGAGATGTAACGGATTGCTTAACGAAACAGATTCTTCAGTGAACTGCCTTGCAGGAAATAACCTAAATGTGCGATCGGACCACCAAATGATGTCAGGAAAAATCTCTGCGATATCAAAAAAACGGCCACTGGGGTGTGGTCAGAGATAGCATTTTGTTTCATAAAACTATTTTGCTCTGTACGCATTACCAATGTGAAGTTAAGGTTTCGTTAATAAAAAGGCGTAATAATCATACTGTCAGCCCCTAACAAAACCCTGCAAGACTTTATATGTCACCTTCGCCCCGCAAATAACACCATCGATAAACTGCTCAAGATGAGTGATAGTAACGTTAAGCTTTTTCATTTTCAGACCTCTTTTTGTGGCATTATCATAGGCACTCAGTGAAAGCCTGCTTAAATGCAGGCGCCTTATGCCTCCAGCTCTGCTGGAGACAATTCGCCTTCATCAAACCAGCCATCAACACCACGACCATCGGCGGTCAGGTAATGGATGAAATATTGATTACTCATGTTGGCGTATTCGGCACGGCCCTTTACATGGCCCTCTTCACCACTGATAGTAACAAATACAACCTGACCAAGTGCGTGTTTAAAGCCCATACTATTTCCTTACTTTAGATGTAAAGCCTCGATGTTATCGAGGCATGGTTTATCCGTTGTAACGGTTAAAATAGTTTTATCCGCTCCAGCGGTTATTTTCTTTCCGCTTCAATCTTCCTGATACCAGAAAAACGATTGTTGCCCTTTTCCAGCTCCGCCAGCAGCGGCTTAATCCACAAAACAGCCTGACAATACGTCATTGAGCGGGTGGCAACGGAACGAGCATCGGCTGCGTCAAGTCTGTCGGTATCGGTGTGCATGGCGCTGGCACGTAAACGGTGCGCGTACTCGAGCAATCCGTCAGCGATATAAGCAGGAACAGGCAGATCACAGGTTTTTTCACGGCGGAGAATCTCCCGGTATTCGATTACGGTTTCTTCGGTACTGGTATCAATCAGGGAGTTAAGTCTGTTGGCATAATCTGCGACCTGATTGAACCGGTTGAAGTTGAAAGCCTGGGTGGCGATGACCTCTCCCTGTAGCGCATTATCACTGCGCAGGATTTGGTTATCGCTTTCAGAAATAGCAAGATCGGCGCGGCTGAGAGCCAGCAATACGCACAATATGGCGATAACAGCGAATATCACGACGACTAAAATAGTTTTTGTTTTGCCAGTCACTGGACTATCCCCCAGCACGTCAGCGCACTTTCCTGATCACGTCGTGACACTTGCCCGTAACAGTTATTGGAACGAATGCGGCAATCTTTCCCACCGTCTTTTATCCACCAGCGAATGGCCTCGCACGCCCTCTTAGTGTCACCGGCATTCATGCGCTGGTAGAACGTCGAGGGAAAGCATTTACCCGGGCCGATGTTATAGGGGCAAAATGACGCAATCCCCGCTTTCTGTGGTTCAGTCAGCGGCACTTTGATATTGCGGTCTACCCACGAAAGTGTTTTGTCGAGCTCAATAGCATTCACCTGGTCGCATTTGGCCTGCGTCAGCTTCATACCCTGAACCACCGGTTTTCCGTCCACCAGCGTGGCTCCGCGGCAAATGGTCCAGACCCCAGCTCCATCCTGGTAAACCGTAAGGCTGTTACCCTCCTTCTCGTCCAGAAACTGATCGAGAATAACCGGAGCGGTTGCACCCGCGAGAATCAGGCCAATCACTGCGGCGCTGAGTTTACTTTTCTGTCCCGTAGACATTGCCATTCAGCCTGTCCTCCCTCTCCTTGCGACGGTAATACCAGTTCACTGCGCAGGTGATGACGGTGCAGGCAATACCGACAATAATCGCCCAGTCACTAAGGCTGAGCCCTGCTATTTTGTCGGCTAACATCCACGAAACCTCTTTTGTTGTGTCGGCATAGGCCTTGGCTGAAACACCGCACCCCGTCAAAGTGGTACCCGTTCCGTATGATAGTCTGCTGTAAATTGTGCTCATTTTGGTCATGGCCTCACCTCGCTATGTTGCGGGTGTTTCAAGGGCATAAAAAAGCCCCGGCTTATGCCAGGGCTCGATATGTATTCGTATTTGTCAGGAGGCTAAACCGCAGGAGCCTCTAGGGGACCACTTAGAACTTCAACTTCACCATTGTTGCAGAGGTCATCACCTCGTGTGACATACCAGGCACCAATGATTGTCTTCCCAGAATCGAGATCGTGAATCACTTCCGGGACGTAGTAGGCAATTTGCCTTCCGCCGTTGTACTGAATCCAGTAGTAGCCTTCTTTCATAGATACCCCTTGCTCATCTCTTATAGGAGTATAAACGTTGATGAAATTTATGGAGTTAGAATGACTAACATCCATTTTAAGAACCGCTTACTAATGATATATGAACACCGGGTTCTAAGTGGTAAATCCAATGGCTGACGCCAGTGCTACCACCCATGCAAAGAACTTCATGAAGATGCCCTCTGAATCATTCATTTTCATGGTCTCTTATCTCGCTATATGCGGGTGCTTTGTAGAGATAATAAAAAAGGCCGCCAATTGGCAGCCTTTAAGAAGAGTGTGCGGTTAATTGATTTAATCGTGAGCGAATAGAAAGTAAAGACCAGCCTTATCCGCATAATCTTGATGTTTATCCCTCGCTTATCGGAACGTAGAATCCAGAGCAACCTCTGCATCAGGTTCATGTGTAATTCTGTTACGAAGATCCCGGCGGATTATCTCAATAGACCAGAACCATACCAGATGGCCAACTATTTCGGATACATTTTCATACCATGGAAGGTCGAAAAGAGGTGGAGTTAACCCCATAAGTGGGAATGAAATCATGTGCACAAAAAGCTGCGCTAATGCACCAGCCAACAACCCCTGCCATAGCTTGATTTTAGGGAACACTTCAGCAACGACACAATACCCAACAGCAAAGACTATGGAGAATATAATGTGTGTTACACCAACCCAGTTAAAAACATGTCCAGCGAAGGTGTAAACAGCCGCATTTGGGTCAACCATTCCTAGCCAGTCACGTAAAAAAATGTATGGAGGGTTAAGGAAGTTTCTGGAGCAATCAATTTGTCCCGCGGCTCGAATTAGCGACTCGGGCACACAAGCGCTCGTAAACATGTCCACAGGGCTACGAGGAGGAAGCGGAACCTCGGCTCCCCATTTCACAAATGCTGAGACTACGCCAGCGATAAGCCCAACGATTAAAGCAACACCATAATGCCGCCTGCGGGACTCAGTTTGTACAAAAAAATCTTTTAACGCCATGAAACACCACCCAGAGAGAATACTTACAGTTCCTTAATAATCCTTAAGTTGGATGCGAATCATTTTGATTTAGATCACGTTTTACGCCCTGCCCGCGCAAACTTTAGTTTCATAAACACCCTTTTTAGGCATCTGCGGATTTTGATCCATCACCGAGGATTCGAACCCCGATCTCCAGAAGTAGACAAACTCTTTGAGCTCTAACCAGTTGAGCTTATGGCGGATGAAAAAAAGGCCAGCATCGGCAGCTGGCCTGGACAAAAGTGTTGAAGAATCACCGCAGGCTAAGCCTTGCCCAAAATTCATTAACAAGAGTAATTTCCTCTTGGGCAGCATTATAATTGCAACGGTGAAAGTATGTTACTAATTTCGCTTATCGATCAATCTTTTAGGAAATTTCAATTGGCAATAAAAAGACCAAAAGTACGGCTTTGTTCTCGGCATGTTTAGCTATTGTCTTCAACTTCCTTTATAAGTCGAATATCCGTATTGGCTCAATAACAAAGGGATATGAAGTTTCTCATTTTTTTTACTAACAGTAAAAATGACTGGTACCTCAGGAAAAAAAGAGGTCAGTTTTTCGCTTTTGAAGTACTCACCAGTCTTGAAAGTAACCCGGTAAACACCCTGCTGCATATCCTGCTCCATAGGATAGAGCGACTGGATTCGCCCGTCACCATCTGTTTTCCCTTCGGCGATCTTAGTCCAACCAGCATCCTGTTGTTTTTCAAGTGTCACGCCAACATTCTCAGATGGGATACCGGTTTGCAGATTCAGAACATGAACGCTCAATGTACCGTGAGGCGCACCAAATGCAACGGGAGCAAGGATTGATGCGGATAACACTAACAGCCCTTTGACTATCTTCATTTTTTCATCCTGTATTTGAAATCACAGGAAAATATTAGCCGACGATCAGACAAAAAATATTCAATTTTTTGTGATACTTCAATGATAATCATCGGTCTAGTCAATCATCAGACAACAACCCTAAACCGCCATGTCTTCCCGCCTTGAACGCTACATCCGCAGATTCAGCTGTCAATCATGACTCTCCTAATGAAAAAAAAGGAATATCTGCCTCAAGCTGGTTCAGAATATTATCGTACATAGCTATCCCTGTTAAGAAGCACATAAGCAGGAGCAGCACAACCACCCATTTTCTCATCGGTATTAACCTGAACAACATCATGCGAATAATCGGCCGTCGATTGCCTGTACAGATGATAGTAGATTATAAAGCTGCCTGCGAGGCTCAGGCACACAATCAGCGTCGTAACTATTTTCCTCAAAATGTCTTTCCCGGTATCCCCCCCTGAAGAAAACATAACCTTCCGGTGATCAACGAGACATCAACGCCTGGGACGTAAAGATAAACTTCCGGACAACGTAATTTGAGGTGGATACAGATGGGCAGCGCCGGAGCCATAACAGCGACATCGGCCTCTATTTGCAATACTCTGCTCCCCAGAACTGGCTGGTCCGCCACCGAGGACTTGAACCTCGTACCCTCAGCTTAGAAGGCTGATGCTCTATCCAGATGAGCTAGTGGCGGTTGATGGCCCTTGCTGGACTTGAACCCGCGACCGGGCGATTATGAGTCGCACGCTCTAACCAACTGAGCTAAAGGGCCGGGAAGTGAATGGTACATAAGTAAAACTAACCATGCAAACCTCGTGGGTTAGCAGGCACAAAAAACCCCGCCAGAGCGAGGTCAAGAATTTTGTAACGAATTGGGCACAAATCCCCATCATTGGGACGAGGTTAGCCAAAATCCGCCACGTTTGCAATACCCTATCGCGTGATGTTAACACTACCCAATAATGCCCTCTTTTGGGTCCCTGACTTGTTAGGTTGTAAGCCACATATGCTACTGGTAATCACTGGACTCATTGCCCGCTTCTCGTTCGCCATGACCGACTCTTGGCCTGTTTTAATGTCCGCTATGAGCGAGAAGCGGAAGTTGGCATTCTGGCGTATCCAATGGTGGGAAAAATTGGTCACAACTATCATTAGTGCAATTTCGATTACTGGTATTTTTTGACCAAAAGGCAATTTTTTGCTTGTCCGAATAGTATTGATAGGTAATCTATTGATACACTAGGTTTTTATGTAACTGGTAGCTAAAAATGTCTGATGGTCAAAACAGTAACAACGATAGAACAGAAGTCGTCAAAGCATCTTTAAGCGCTGGCAGCACGCTCTTAGTCGCGATAATCGCAGCCATTGGCGGAATAATTGGTTCATACTTCACTGGTTCAAAGCTTGTAGAAAGTACGAGTGTGCCAGCATTGATAAATGCCAGAACAATTTGTATCAACGCGGTTAATGAAGATGAGCAAAAATTTCGCGAAAGAGCATCTAGCTTATTGGCTGCCGTAGCTGCGTTTGATGCGGATAAATCTCTCTTATATCAACCTAATCATAATCAACTTTATCAACCAGCCAAATCAGCTATTACGCAGGCAATGTCCATCAGTACATATTCTTCAGAACGTCTTTCAGGGCTTGCGATAAACATTGCGACATCTATAAAAACACTTGCAATTGCTGATATGAATTATGGTGCATCAGGTGAAGCTTATAAGGTGCTGTCATCCTCTATGGGGGAATGGCCTGAAGCATATAGTGAATTTATGAAAACATTCGATATCAAACGAGCTTCTTGTAATTTTGATGAGTCAATCCATAAATCAGAAAAATGGAGCCTGTACATAAATTTGTGTAATTGCCTGATTTTGATATGTTCAACCCGACATCATAAACAGGTTAATTTATGGACGAAAAACAGTTGCAGG